TTAACCTAAAAAACTAAGGAGAAACCTAATGTCTAAAGTCGTTTATAGAGGCGTAGAATACGATACTGAAAAGCGTATCGCATATCAGCAGCAAATGATGCAACAACCTCAACAGTACAATGAAACCTATCGTGGTGTTAAGTTTACTAAGGAGGGACACAAGTGATGAAAAAACTCAACGTACTTCAACTCATTAAAGAGCAGAAGCAAAAAGAGAATCGTCGTCACCAGGCACTGCTTGTAAATGCAGGTGCAAAGTGATGCTAATTATCGCACAAATTACAGTGGCATCTGCTGCTTTTATTACTTGTCTATCATTGTATATTCAATGGTTGTCTAAGTAATCACAAAATTTTAAGGAGGGATTGATTCCCTCCTTTTTTTATGCTAAAATGAACCGAGACAATATTATCTTATGGACAAAGAAAAACTTAAACTCATCGTCCGTAATTTGGAACTCTTAGTTGACTCTTTGAAAGCAGAAGTTTATTCTGATACTCAGAGTTATCTGAATTATGATGAGGTAAAAAAAGCACTACACCACGATTACGACGAAATTTTTGATGATGATGGATACCCCGATTAGTAGAGCAAAAAAACTTGTTAAACTTTTAGAACGATTGATTAAACAAGATCATCTTTATACTGATGAAAGGATTATAGAGATGAAGGGGCAACTGCGAGTGGTAAAGGAAGAACTCGCACAAATAGAAGGAAAACTTTCAAAAGGATTTGGTAAGAAATGACTGTAAAACTTATTTCGGTGACGCCTGATGCAGAAAAAACAATGGCGTATGTTGCTCGTGTATCTAACCCAAATAATCAGGAAAATCCAAACTATGCAAAACTTCTTGCATACTGCATCAAACACAATCACTGGTCTGTGTTTGAACAAGCGTTTATGACTCTTGAAATTGAAACGAATCGTGGTATCGCAGCGCAAATTCTCCGGCACCGTTCATTTACATATCAAGAATTTTCACAACGATATGCTGACACTAATCTGCTGACAGAATATATTCCTGTTCCAGAACTTCGTAGGCAGGATACAAAGAATCGTCAGAACTCCACAGATGACCTTGAAGGTTATTTGAAGTTGAAGTTGCAGGCAGAGATTCAAGAGCATTTTCACGCCGCTAACAACCTCTACAAGCGCCTTCTAGGGCACGGTGTGGCAAAGGAGTGTGCAAGGTTTGTATTGCCCCTAGCAACGCCCACACGCATCTATATGTCCGGTTCTTGCAGGTCATGGATTCATTATATTCAACTTAGAGAAAAAAATGGAACTCAAAAGGAGCATATGGATATTGCTCTGGAATGTAAGCAGATATTTGCTGAACAATTTCCAACAGTAGCAGAAGCATTGGAATGGGTCTAAATATTTTTATCCTGAATTTATAACTTTATGGCAACATATCCGATTATTAATCAAAGCACTGGTGAACAGAAAGAAGTGAGCATGAGTGTTCACGACTGGGATCAGTGGAAAAAAGATAATCCTGATTGGATCCGCGACTGGTCTGACCCTTCAACTTGCCCACAACCAGGAGAAGTTGGTGAGTGGAGGGACAAATTGATTGCAAGAAATCCCGGATGGAATGGGGTTTTAGAGAAAGCAAGCAAAGCACCAAAATCAACTGTAAAGAAACTCTAATATGGCAAGAAGAAATAGAAGAGCAGAGCAACCTATCGGGGTTGGTCTTACTACTCGTCAAATGAAGCGCAAAAAACCACTGAGTGCAGAATATCTTGTAGATATTGAACCTCTTACTGATAATCAAAGAAAGTTATTTGATTCATATAAAGACCAAAAGCATCTGGTTGCTTATGGTTGTGCTGGAACTGGTAAGACCTTTATCACACTTTACAATGCTATTCAAGATGTATTGAATGAAAGAAGTCCTTACGAAAAGGTTTATATTGTCCGTTCATTAGTTGCTACTCGTGAAATTGGATTCTTGCCTGGAAGTCACGATGATAAGGCAGACATTTACCAGATTCCTTATAAGAATATGGTAAAGTATATGTTTCAACTTTCGAGCGATGCTGAGTTTGAGATGCTTTATGGCAATCTCAAGTCACAAGAAACCATTAAGTTCTGGAGCACCTCATTCCTGAGAGGTACAACTCTTGACAATGCTATTATCATCGTAGATGAGTTCCAGAACGCAAATTTCCACGAATTATGTTCTATTATTACTCGTGTTGGTGAAAATTGTAAAATCATGTTTTGTGGAGATGCTACTCAAAGTGACCTTATAAAAACAAGTGAAAAAAATGGTGTTATTGATTTTATGAAAATTTTACGCACCATGCCATCTTTTGATATTATTGAATTTGGTGTAGATGATATTGTTAGGTCAGGTTTAGTTCGAGAGTTTATTATTGCTAAAGAAACTTTGGGTCTTTAGATAATATGTCTAACTCGTAAAGAATTAAATTTTATAAATAATTATAACCTTTATGAGTTAGACAATGTATAAAATTTATTTAATTACCAATACTGAAAACACAAAAAAATATGTTGGGATAACTAAATTTTCTCTTGAAGAAAGGTTTTCCCAACATATTAAAAGAGGATTCATTTTAACTGAAGCAATTCAAAAATATGGTTATCAAAATTTTTCCATTGACTTGATTGAAGAAGTTGAGAGTGCTGAAAGGGCATATGAATTGGAGCAGTATTATATTAAAGAGTATAATACTAAAGTCCCCAATGGATATAATTTAACTGATGGTGGTGATGGAATTTTTGGTTGGGAAGTGACCGAAGAATATCGACAAGAATGTTCCGAAAGAGTTAAACAACTCCATAAAGAAAAAAAAGTTGGTATGTATGGTAAAAAGCATAGTGATGATACCAAACGAAAAATGAGTGAGGCATCTAAAGGAAAATCCAAACCTTGGTTAATTGGTAGGAAACTTAGTCCAGAAACTATTGAAAGATTGCGTCAAATAAATCTTGGTAGAGTTTCTAGTGAAGAAACTAGAAAAAAAATAAGTGAAAATCATCACGATGTGAATGGGGAAAATAATCCTATGTATGGAAAAAAACATTCTCCAGAAACTATAGAAAAATTAAAACAAAAAGCAAAAAATCGTCCAAAAAGAATTTGGATTAATAATGGTATTGAAGAAAAACTTATAACAATTGACGAATGTATACCTATGGGTTATAATAAAGGGAGATTGAGGTCTTAATGTTTGATCATATTGATTTGAAGTTACCCCAACTTGAGAGAGAAACAATTGATGGGGTAAGATACTACAAAGTTCCTGATGCCGAAGAATTACTTAGACTTGTTTCAATTACTTCTGTAACCAGTCATAAAAATCGTCAGATATTTGTTAAATGGCGTAAAAGAGTTGGTGAAGAAGAAGCGGATAAAATTACGCGACAAGCAACAAGTCGTGGCACTGATATGCATACGCTAGTTGAACATCATCTTAAGAATGAGAATCTGCCAGAAGTTCAACCACTTTCTGAGTTCTTATTCAAGATTTCTAAGTCAACTCTCAATCGTATAAATAATATTCACGCCCTTGAGGGGTCTCTATACAGTAAACAACTAGGTATTGCTGGAACTGTTGACTGTATAGCAGAGTTTGATGGTGAGTTAGCAATCATAGACTTCAAGACTTCTAAAAAACCAAAACCACGCGAGTGGATCGAACATTATTTTGTTCAATGTATGGCATATGGTTGTATGCTTTACGAACTGACTGGTATCCCAGTTAAAAAACTTGTAATCATTATGGCTTGCGAAAATGGAGAATGCGTCGTCTATGAAGAAAGAGACAAATCAAAGTACATCAAACTACTCACCGAATACATTAGAGAGTTTGTTAGAGATAAACTGGAATCATATGGAACCAAATAAAGAATTAGAGCAAGTTATAGAAAATAAATTTCTTACACCTTCCAAGTTTGCTCTAGAAATAGAGCACATTGTGTCAAGTGAGAATATGAATTATATCGATGGAATCTGTCATTATTGTGAAATTAATGGTCTTGAAGTGGAGTCGGTAACAAAACTAATTTCCAAACCACTTAAAGAAAAACTTAAAAATGATGCGATTAATTTGAATTTTATGAAAAAAACTTCACGCGCTCGTCTTCCTTTATGAGTCCTTTTGAGACATATCAAACTTATCTTTCAGTAAAAAGTCATTTTACGAATAGTAAATATGACTTTTTTAAGTATGGTGGTAAATCAAGAGCAACATTAACTTCATTTAATAAACGTAAAGACAAATACTGGTTCGAAAAGACAAGTCGCAAGTATTCTGACAAAGAAGTCGTAGATTTTCTAGTATCAAACTTTGTAGCATCGGATAATCCCAGTAACTTATGGATTGGAGAAATTATCAATTCTGGAGAAAGAACTTACGCAGACTGGATGCGGAGACAACAGAGTTTGACTTACTTGTTCAAAGAGCAAAGCAACGAATTGTTCTCGGAAACCAAATTAGAGGATGTCTTGAACTGTTCCAAAGGACATCCACTAATCCTCAAAAGGTTTCTAAGCGGGCAATTGTCGCTAGAAACCTTAACAATCTACGAAAAAATATTCCGTTTTTCAAATAAGTTTGACCAAAAACTTTTGGATCCTGTATGGGAAACTGTAAGTTTGAAAATCAAGAAATACATGCCATTCATAAATATTGACGTGTTTTCTTACAAAAAGATTTTACGGGAAATTGTCAATGAGTAACTTTTTTGATTCTGATATTATTCAAGATGAACTGAAAGAAATTAATCAGTTACAAGAGAGTATTTACGGAAGTATTCTGACTTTTGGTATGATGTCCCGTGAAGACAAACTGGAACACATTGAGAAACTGTCCCTCTTGCTAGAAAAGCAGAGAGTGATGTATACTAGGTTATCTCTCTCAGACGACCCAGAAGCGGTTGAGATGAAAGAGAATCTACGCAAGTCAGTTGCAATCATGGGATTTTCCCCTGAAACTGATATGCAAGTTTTATTCACTAGTATGACAAAAACGATTGAATCCCTCAAGAAGTACCTTGACTGATCCCCCAAATCCTGTTATACTATCCGAGTAATCCCCCGAATCCAAACTATCCGAGGTATCTAAATGGCATTTGCCGATCTTAAAAAACAGTCTAAACTTGGTTCTCTCACCGCTAAACTGGTGAAAGAAGTTGAAAAAATGAATACGAGCAGTGGTTCTAGTGATGAACGTTTGTGGAAACTGGATGTAGATAAAAGCGGTAATGGATATGCCGTAATTCGTTTCCTTCCTGCTCCCGAAAGTGAAGATCTTCCTTTTGTGAAAATTTATTCTCATGCATTTCAAGGCACTGGTGGTTGGTTGATTGATAACTGCCTAACCACATTGAATCAAAAGTGCCCCGTTTGTGAACACAACTCAACTTTGTGGAATAACGGAACTGATGCTGGTAAAGAAGTTGCTCGCAAGCAGAAGCGTAAACTGACTTATGTCTCCAACATTTATGTTGTGAAGGATCCTGCAAACCCCGAAAATGAGGGTAAAGTATTTCTCTTTAAGTATGGTAAGAAGATCTTTGATAAGATCTCAGAAGCAATGCAACCTGAATTTGAAGATGAATCTCCTATTGATCCCTTTGACTTCTGGCAAGGCGCTAATTTCAAACTGAAGGCAAAGAATGTTGCTGGTTATCGTAATTATGATTCTAGTGAATTTGCTTCTCAAGGTGCCCTTCTGGATGATGATGATGCTCTTGAGGCAATCTGGAAAAAGCAGTATTCATTGTCAGAATTTCTTTCTCCGAATGAATATAAAACTTATGATGAACTGAAAACACGGTTGCAATCTGTTCTTGGAACAAAAGGTTCACGACGTGTTGATGAAGAAGTTGCCGAAGAGGAAGAATATTCTCGTGGTCCTGTGAAGGATCTTGATGATGATCTTCGTAGCGAACTTAGTAATCTGAAACCCACCACTCGCCGCCCTGCAGTGGAGGAAGATGAAGATGATGATGCACTTTCCTACTTCGCCCGTTTGGCAGAAGACTGATTAGGTGCTATAATATTGGGGAGGCAAGGGTCTCCCCTTTTTTTATGAAATCTGATTATTACATTGACCGCATTACAAAGAAGCAGGCAGAGGATCTTCTTCTGACTTACCATTATCTAAAGGATTTTTCTAAGGGATATAAGTCTGGATATAATTACGGTCTTTTTAAGAATAATGAATTTTCTCCTCTGAACATTGGTGGTCCTATTGGAGTCTGTATTTTCACTGGATTGCCTGTTCCTGAGATTGCAAAAGGTGCCTTTGGACTTGAACGCCATGAACAACAAGGATTATTTGAACTTTCACGACTCTGCATCCACCCAGATACCCAATCAGATGAGCATAATATTACTTCTTGGTTTGTTTCAAGATCGATTAGACAGTTACGGAAGGATACTGAAGTTAAAGCAATCATCTCTTACGCTGATAGTGATTTTCATTCTGGTACAATCTATCGCGCTTGTAACTTTAAGTATTGTGGACTTTCAGACCCAAAGAAAGATTTCTACTATGCAGACGGAACTAAACACTCTAGAGGCAAAATTAAAGGTGCTGCAGGAGAGTGGAAAGAACGCTCCCGCAAGCACCGATATGTGATGGTTTTTGATAAGAATCTAGAACTTTTATGGTAATGTGACTCTAGTATTTTCAGTTTTAACTAAAAGATCATTAACGTATTGGGAAGACTCTTCATAATGCATTATTATTCTCATATCATTGACAAATTGCTGTAGATATGTTGGTTTTAACAGATAAATTTGTCTTTTTTTATTATTTTTTTCAACTTCGTATTCATAATTAGTAATTGCAGTAACTGGATTTAAAAATGATCCTTTATTATTTGGATTACTAATCGTAAAGTTTGAATTTACTACTTTACCTGCTGGAAGTATTAATCTATCTTGAGAATCTCTAACTTCTGTGGTTATATAATGTTTTATGGAATTTAAATTTTCTCCATATTTTTGTTCAGAGTATCTGTAAATATCTCTGTCTGAAAGTGGCCATTCATCTCTAATATTAATAATTCCTCCAGAAATAATAACAACCCAATCTAGTTCTGGATTTCCGTACAATTCTTCGGCAACTGTTTCTGGGCGAGCTCCTTCTGATATTTGATACTTAACAAAAATAGTTGCTACATTGTACAAATCATTTCTCAATTTAACTCTTCTAAAGAAATTTTTAACTCTAACATAGTCTGAAGAAGAATTTCTAAGACTTTTATCAAAAACTTGATATTCTAAATCAGGAAGTTCTCTAAAGTATCCCATTTTAGTATCCTACTCCATTTATTCCATCACCACTATCATAATCTTCATAGTAAACTGGATTGAGTTCTTGGAAAGATAATGTTAGTTTTAAATGAACAGGAGTTGCATCATCATAGGTTGCGTATACACCAGAACCAGTGTAATTTACTTCCATGTTGATTAATGCACAGGGCTTTAAAACTGGTAAAAAAGGATGCTTTCTTCCTCCAGTTTTATATGCAATTTTAAATATGCTAGGAGCACTGATAAAAAGACCATTGTTACCAGTTGTGCTGCTTGATCTGGCAGCCATTTCTTTTTTGAAAGTTCTTATAATTTGTTTAACATAATACCCTTCTGTCGAATCTCTTGGTGCCAAATCAAATGTAAAATTATGAGATCTTAATTTAACTCCCTTAAAAAGAAGTTCCATATTTGGATTCAATACTTGACCACTAGTTCTGGAAAGAACACTTTCCAATGATGTATTTGCACCTAGTGAATTAACTGCTGCTGCAGAAAATGCACTTTGAGCTAAATTTTGCGCATTTCCATCTATGACTGCTGTAACAGATGCTCCACCAGCTTTTTTGATGGCATCAATTAGTCCCATAGCATAATTTTCACTTTTAATAACATCACCTGCTGCTCCCAATCCAAATGCCGCAAGAGGATTTAAACTATCATCACCCCAGTCAACGGAATTGCTATCTGAAATATTTTGTGGTATTGGTAAAAATATGTACGAAGATGGTTTCTCCAAAGATTGTGATGAAGTTCTTTGCACTAAATTTGTTGCTGCTCTAATTCCGGGAGCAACGTATTTTACAATGCCAATCTCCAAATAATCATCATAATCTTCTATTTTTTGATATGGATATCTTAGAGTTTCCGCCATTTAGACTTTCTAACTATTTAGACTATGTTGACAATATTTTTCTATATGGAACATCATGAAGATAATTAAATTCTTCTCCTTTTTTGATCTTATGAAATGAACTTCCAACTCCTTCCCAAACATAATTCCTATGATCCGACCAATGTACATTATATCCTCTAAATCCAGATAAATCTATTGATTCGACCATTAATAATGGATGTTGATCATAAAGAATTCCTGGTGTTTTTGCAGTATAAACAAATGTGTATATATTTCCTGGTCTTGGATATTTCTCAATATCATTAAAAATTTCTCTAATGATGTTCATAAGTTCATCTGGACTATCAGTTGCTTGCGAAATTGCTTTCTCTAGCATCTGAATTCTATTTAATTTTTTAGTAGGTGCTTTTAATCTATCTAAATTTTCTGAAGTTTTTTCTTGTTGTATTGCATCTTTTTGTTGATTAGAAAGTTTTTCTCTTTGACTTGTAAGAAGAGATTTAATCTTTCCTTTTGGTATTTTACTTACTTTTCTTGCCATTACTTAAATAAGCATAAGTGCAATAGTCTTTTATTCTTTATTCTTAATCTTTTCCATATTTATAACCGAAAAGTTCGTTTTCGGTGAGAACTTTAAATTCATATCCACGGTTTTTGCAGAATTCTCTGGCAGATTTCCATTTAGCCTGATTCTTTGCATACTCAACTACTTCGTAAATATATCCTTTCGTTTTTCTTTTTTGAGGTATCGGTTCTATCGTCTGCTTCTTTGGTTTAATTTCGATAATATAATTTTTAATTTCACCATTACTTTCCTTTACTTTAATATAAAAATCTGGAAAATATCTATGAATTTTATTGTCTATTGGAGATCTATAAGGAAGAGCAATTTCTTCAGATCCCCATTCAATAACTTTTTCATTCAAATCACAATAAACCATAAACTTACGTTCCCATAAGGAACGATAAATTATATTTGTTGGATCACCTTTGTATTTATTGGGATATGATGGTTTATATTTTCCTTTATATGACATCTAAATAATTAATGACAAATTTATAAAATATTTAGAGTGTCTGTAATAACTCGTTTAAGAATATCAGATATAAAACCAATATTCACTAATCTTGCTCAGACCTCACATTATCAAATAAATTTTTCAGGTCTTTCATCGCAGTTATCAACTTATCTGCTGTCCAAAGGAATTGATAGTAGATTTGTTGCTGAAGAAGCTGGAATATTATGTAATTCTGCATCCTTACCTGGAAGTTCTTTTGCTACGGCAGATATATCTGGAAACTTTACGGGTGTGAATGAAAAAATGGCACACACTCGTATGTTTTCACAAACTACTGTTGATTTTTATGTAGATAGTCAATATAAATCATTAAAATTTATAGAATATTGGATGGAATTTATATCAAGTGGATCTGGTGTTGATAATAGACGAAAAGGTTATTTTTTTAGAATGCAATATCCAACTTATTATAAATCAGATTCTACAAAGATTATTAAGTTTGATAGGGATTATAAAAATATTTTAGAATACACTTTTTATGGATTATTTCCAATAGCATTAGATGCTGTTAATGTTTCTTATCAGGGATCTGAAGTATTAAAAGCTACAGTTACTTTCAATTATGAGAGATATGTTTGTGGATTGCCATCGTTTAATTTGAATTTTCCATCACTTAATTTTAATTTAGCAGATAATACTAATAGTGGTCCTAGATTAATTCCAATTCGTGGGCAAAGTGGAGTTGTTTTTTATGATTCAAATAGAGATACTAGAACTACCGCTGAAGTAAATAGAAGATTTTTCGACTCTCAAGGACGACCAATTATCAACTAAATAGTTTATCTGAATTTTATAAAAGAATATGCCTTTACCGAAAATCAATACTCCATCTTATGAATTGGAAATACCATCAACAAATAAGAAAATAAAATATAGACCATTTTTAGTTAAAGAAGAAAAAATACTCATTATTGCCATGGAAAGTGAAGATCCTAGGCAAATAACTGATGCTGTTAGAACTGTAATATCAAATTGTATTTTAACTAAAGGTATTAAAGTTGATGATTTATCTACTTTTGATATAGAATATTTGTTTTTAAACATTAGGGGAAAATCTGTAGGAGAAACTGTTGAAGTTTTAATAACTTGCCCAGATGATAATTTAACTCAAGTTCCAGTAAGTATAAACCTTGATGACATTAAAGTAGAAACAAACAAGAATCATTCTAGAGATATTAAATTAGATGGTAGTATTAGCATTAGGATGAAATATCCAGCAATGCTTGAATTTGTAAAAAATAATTTTGGGTTAGATGAAATTACGGTTGATGATTCTTTTGATTTGATTTCATCTTGCATAGAGCAAGTTTATAGTGAGGAAGAGTCTTGGACTTCTTCTGATTTCACTAAAAAAGAATTATTAGAATTTATTGAACAACTGAATAGTAAGCAGTTTAAGGAAATTGAGAAGTTTTTTGAAACAATGCCTAAACTCTCTCACACAATTAAAGTTAAAAATCCAGAGACTGGTGTTGAAAGTGAGGTGATTTTGGAGGGATTAACATCTTTTTTCGCTTAGCAATGGCGCACACTGATCTTGCGTCATATTTTAAATTAAATTTTGCTCTAATGCAGCATCATAAATATAGTTTGACGGAACTTGAAAATATGATTCCGTGGGAGAAAGAAATTTACGTAACATTATTGCATAATTATATCGAAGAAGAAAACTTAAAGCAGCAGTCAAATGGTTGATCAACTACAAGCATCTCAACTCACCATTAATCCTGCTAGTGGATCTTATTTGTCTGCGGAAAATAGAAAAAGAATGTTTAGTTTTGGGGGAAAAAAATCTCCTTCTGCTCTTAGTTCTAATACTGCTATTGTTCCTATCAGAACTGGCCCAAATCCACAATCATTAGCTCCCGCAGTCAATTCAGACACATTTGCAATTAGTTCTCTGCAAGAACAAGTTTCTAATTTAAATGTAAGAAATGAACAATTAACTGCCAGTTTAGGGTCAATTAATGCGCTTCAAAATCAAATTAATATATTAAGAGTATCTGTTAGTGATCTTGGTTCAACACTTCAGCAAATTGGATTATTGATAAACACAAATTCTCAATTGGAGACTCAAAAAGATAATCAAGAAATAGAAAATGAAAGAAGATTATCCCAAAGATCAATAAGAGAAGGAAAGGAAAGTGAATTAGAGCAAAAAATACAAATTGCTTTAGTTACTCCTGTTAGAGAAACTAGCACTAGAGTTCAAGGAATACTTGAATCTTTAATGGGATTTTTTGGAAATTTATTTGTTGGTTGGTTAACAAGTCAAAGTATAGAGGCATTAAGAGCTAGTTTTAATGACAACAAAAGAAAACTAGATGATATTAAAAATTCGGTAATATCTAATCTTTTAGCAGTTGGTGGTATATTTACTGCGATCAGATTTGGTATTGGTAACGTATTTTCTACCATATCAAATCTTTCTTTAACTGTTGGAAGATTTCTTCTGACAGGAGTAATTGGTAAATTATTTGATAATTTATTTAAACTTATACCAGGAGCTAAACCACCCACTCTATCTCCAGGAAAACCTGGGGGCAACAAACCAGCTGGTGGATTTGGAACTTTATTTGGATCAGCAATAGAGGCATTCCAAGGAAACTGGTTAGAAGCAGGTCTTGGAGCCGCATCATTTTTACCTGGAATTCCTGGAGCAGTTGCTAAAGGTGCTTTTTGGATGGAGCAGGGACTAGATATTTTTGGAAAGGGATTTATTCCAGAAGATAATAAACAGATAAAATTACCACAATCTATTCAACTTCCAGATATTAAAGATTTATTTAAATCATCTGATAATACACCTATAAATTCTACAAATCCACAAACTACATCTTCAACATCTGGATTTAAACCATTATCACCAATGGTGGAAACTCCTAAAATTTCTTCACCTCCAACATTATTTTCACCAAATACTTCGGAGGCATCTAAACCACAAGAAAAAATGGTTTCTTCTCCAACACCACAATCAATGGATTCTCAAACGTTGGAAATTAAACCTCAAGTTACTTTATCACCACAACCATCTGAATTTCAATTTTCATCAGACAAGATAAACGCATTTGACACATTTAGTGCATCAAATCCAGAAAATCTTTTAGACTTTAGTAAAGCACCATTGTATGGGAGAGTAAAGGTTAATACTTCTGAGGAAAATCAAGAAATTGAGAAACCTCAACAAAATCAAAGTGATTTTTCTAATTTGATTCCAATTCAAAGTCAAAGTATGCAAAAATCTTCTTTTGACATTAAACCAGAACCAGAACCAAAACCAACAATAATATATCAAAAAACTTCTTCTCAACAGTCTGCCTCTGGATCTGCACCATCAAAAACTGGATCTGCAACAAATGTTCCAGTTATTGCATCATCAAATTCTGATAATATGTATACATTATATTCACAAGCAAGCTATAATGTTATAGTCTAAAAATATGGCTAACACAATAAAACCTCTTATAAACACTCAAAGTATTATAAATCAAACAAAACCAATTAAGAGAGATATTGCTCGTGTTAATTTGGTGGCAACCGGAATAAGAAGTTCGCTATTTAAAAGAAATAAATTTAAAAGGGAATCAATATCAAAGTTTAAATTTTTTCAAAGTAAAAGAGATCAGCAAGTTAGAAGAAAAGAAAGAGAAGATATTTTAGAATCATCTGGTATTTCTGGAGCAACTAGAAGAATACAAACAATTGCGGCAGAAAGTACCAGAGGATTTTTAGGAAGAATTTTAGATTTTATTGGAACTCTTTTAGTTGGATGGTTGGTTAATAATCTTCCTTCTATTTTTACAATGGCATCAGAATTGATTGCGAGAATTAGAAGAATGTTTTCTTTGTTGATGGAATTCTCTCAAAATTTAGTTGATACGTTTTTTAACTTTGGGCAATTGTTAGGTGCAGTATATAAGAACATTTCTAGTTTTGATTTTTTTGATACTTCTGGAAGAGTTAGTCAATCTCTACAAGAACTAGAGAATAATTTTTCATTAATGGAACAGCAATTTAGTGAGGGTTTTAAACTTTTTACAATATCTTTGGGGGAAGGTATTGAGGGAGGAGAAGATGCTGCTCCATTTGGAACCGATTATACCCAAACTCCAGGAACTGCAGGAACCGGCGGAAAATTGCAACCAATTCATAAACAAGCATTGGATATTATTTCTGGACCAGAAAGTGGAGGTGATTATAATGCAATGAATAATGGTCAAGCAGGTGATAGACCAGGTGGATCCAAGAAATGGCTTGGAAAAAATCTTACAGACATGACAATTGGTGAAGTAAAAGATTACCAAAATAACAAAAAAACTTTATGGGCTGCTGGAAGATATCAATTTATACCAGGATCCCTTCCCATTGCACAAAAAGGTGCTGGATTGAAAGATACTGATAAGTTTGATCAAAATAATCAAGATTTAATGGCTGTTGCTCTTTTAAAAATTCAAGGTCCTGGTGCTTGGACGAAATATTCAAGTTATACTAAAGAAGAAATTGATATCATGTATAAGGCAAAAGATACTCCACTTGCAACTCCTCCCCCCAGACCAACATCACCCACACCAAATATACCTACAACAGTAATAGATGAAATTAATGTTTCTGGTCCATCTGGGGGAACACCGTCAGTTGGTCTTACTCCAGGTCAAGGGTTTGGTGCTCCTAGAAAAGGTGGTAGATTACATGAGGGTATTGATATTGGAACTTCAGGTGAAAGAGGATATTATGTGTCGTTTAGAACAAGTGGAAGAGTTGATTTTGCTGGAGTTGCTGGTGGATATGGTAACACGGTAGATATTATTACATCAGATGGAACTTGCTATAGATTTTCACATTTAGCATCAATGTTTGTGAGATCTGGGCAAAGTTATAATGGACAAACAATTGGTGAAATTGGAAAAAGTGGAGCAGCAAGCGATATACACTTACATTATGAAGTTCGTCCAGGAGGTCCTTATGGGAGAGCAATTGATCCTCGCCCATATTTAAACTTACTCGCAATTGGAAGAAAACTTACGGGTCAACCAGCAAAAGCACCACAACAAACTGCACAAGTAACACCAGTTTCTGCAGCATCACCTGTAGCAGGAAATCTATCCGCAATAAATCAAAGTTTAATTCCATCTTCACAAGAATCTCCAAAAATAGCATCTAGAACAACATATTCTCCAAACGAAATTAAATCTTCAAAAAGTGGACAAAAAATTATAATAATTGATGATGTTCAACAATCAGCACCTCAGGTAGTTTCTGGTGGGGGATCACAACCTCCTCCGGTAATTGTGGTTCAAGATTCGTTAAATAGTTTTATTAAAAGTAAATTATTTTTGGACTTAGCGTATACCTAATGGCAGCAATAGATAAGTCAATCTATGAAGAAATATTCATAGAATCTGTAGATAGAAAAAGAACAGTTGATATTCGTAGTGGAGTTATCTCTATAGATTATTATGAAGATATTTTTTCTCCAGTAATTACTGCAAAAATAAGAGTTGTCAATACGGGTGATTCAATACAAGGAAGAGATGAACGTGGAAATGCTGATGGGGCAATGCAAGCAATTTATAATGGTCTACCTTTAAGAGGTGGCGAACGAGTATCCATGAAGATAAAGGGAAATAGTTCAATAAATCCTGGAATAAATTTTTCAACAAATCCTAAAAACTATCTCTATGTTTCTGCAATAACTGAGGTTTTTTCCGAAACTAATAGAGAGTCTTTTTTACTTCATTTAACATCCAGAGAAGCAATAACAAATGAAACTTCTAGAATAGGAAGAAAATATCCAACTAGTTTTACTATTGATGCTTCAGTTAAAGATATTTTATACACATATTTAAAAGCCTCTAAGGTTGGGCAAATTGATAAATCTAAAAATAAGTATGGATTTATTGGAAACATGAAAAAACCATTTACCGTATTGGTTTGGTTAGCATCTAAAGCAGTTCCTGTTAGTAGTAAAGATTCTACTGCTGGATTTTTATTTTATCAAACAAAGGATGGTTTTCAATTTAGATCTATTGATAATCTCATAACACAACCACATGTTGCAACTTATGAATATACTCAAGTAAATAAATCAAAAAATGAAAGAAATAATGATTTTTATATCTTAAGATATTCTACTGATAAAAATCAAAATTTAATTGAAAAGTTAAGATTGGGGACATACTCCAGTACAAGAATATATTTTAATCCATTAACTTTTGGTTTTACTGAACCAAAAACTGGAAAATTTACAATGGACAATTATTCTTCCGGAGTTAAAAATTTGGGTAAAAAAATTAATAAAGAAAATGCATTTCTTCCAGATAATTTATCAGAACTTCCAACTAGAATTTTAACACAAGTAATGGATTTGGGAACATTAGATTCAAATGTTTCCATAACAGAAAATGCAGATCCATCCGAATATCAATCTCAAAGTTTAATGCGTTATAATTCTATTTTAACCCAATCATTAAGTATAGTGATTCCTTCAAATACCAATTTAAAGGCGGGTGATATTATAATGTGCAAATTTCCCAAAATAACCAGACAAAATGTGGATTCATATGATGATCAACAAAGTGGACTATATATGATAAAGGAATTATGTCATCATTTTGACACTGATGCTTCGTATACCTCAATGAAATTGGTTAGAGATACTTTCGGAATGTATGGGTCTAATAACAAATAAGGTTTATGATAGAAGAATCTCTATTAAAAAGTAATTTTATTGGAAGAGATGGATTTAGATGGTGGATTGGACAGATTCCACCAGCTAAAGTTCAGAGTGGTCAAATATCTAAGAATGGTTGGGGAAATAGAACAAAAGTTAGAATCATGGGATATCATCCCTTTGATAAAAACGAATTGCCAGACGATGACCTACCTTGGGCGTCAGTTTTACTACCAACAACTGCTGGTAGTGGAGCTTCTAATTATGCAACAAATGTAAAAGTAAGACCTGGGGATATAGTCTTTGGATTTTTCCTTGATGGTGATAATGGGCAGATACCTGTAATTACTGGATGTTTTGGTAGAACATCAGTTGTATCTACAGGAACTTATAAAAATCCATTTATTCCTTTCAGTGGATATACTGAAAAAATACCACCACCAAATAATGGTACTCTTTCCCCAGATCAATCTAATGAACAAACAACAACTTCTCAAAAGTCTCCAAGAGGAGTTTCTCCAAAAATTACCTCTAAATTAAATCAAAATCTTAAGGGATATGAAAAAGAGGTATCATATTTTAGTGCTATAGGAAGTATTGTTACATTTGCATCATTTGAAAAAGATGTTGGAGTATTTGGAATTCTTGGTGAAGTTAGCAATCTTTTGGGAAGAGTTTCTGGTATTCCCAACTTACAAGGAGTTTTAAATACTGCAACTGGTATTGCTGATAATATATCTTCTGGAAATATAGCGGGAGCAATATCAAGTGGTTTGGGTGGATTGGGTGGTGCAATTGGCGGAAACACGGGAAATATTATAGGACAAGTTGGTAATATTGCTTCTGCTGGTGCTTCTGGAAACATAGTGGGTGCTTTAGGTGGATTGGGTGGTGCTGGAACAATTTTAGGGCAGGTTGGTAATATTGCTTCTGCTGGTGCTTCTGGAAATATTGCAGGTGCTTTGGGTGGATTGGGTGGATTGATTGGTGGTGATACTGGAAATGTCTTGGGAAGAGTTGGAACTGCATTTGGAGCAACTTCAAATATTGGTTCTAATTTGGGAAGTGTTTTAGGGTCATCAACTAGTATTCTTGGTGGAAGTGTTAGTTCTGTATTAGGATCTGTTGGTGGTTTTGGTGGTCTTAATTTATTATCAGAAATTAATTCATCTACTAGTTCAATATTGGGGATGGTAAATGGTATTGTTGGAACAATGTTTAATGCTTTGTTCAAAGGACTAATACCAATATTAAGAGAAGGATTAGAACTTTTATATAGAACAGTTTTTGCAAAAGTATACGCTGCAACTCCAGGTGAACATGCTGTAAAATTTGCCGCAGCACACGCTGCTGGTGTTTTAGCTCAAGTTTCAATGCTTCCTTTTGTTAAAAAATTAGAAGAATCTATTAGCTGTAAAGCAGCAAGCACTGTAAATCGGTTAAGAAAACCAATACGAGAATTATTAATTCGTTCTATAAGAAATATTGAAAACTTTCTTCCATGTGCAGGTGTTCAATTCATGGCGGCATTGAACAATCATATAATCAATAAAATAAGAGAAGAACTTTCTGATGAGTTACGTGGAGTTGCTAAAATTTTATCTCCAGACTTTGATGTTGCAGATATTCTTAGAAAAGATACGGATTCATTCAGTTCAAAAGGTGGTTTATATGATTGCAACCAAAATAAATCCAAATCAAAGGGAAATGTTAAAGAATGGGAAATTGGATGTGGTCCAAAAGGATCTGTAAAAGAAAAAGAACTTTTTAATGATATTTTAAAAACCATGAAAACAATAGATGATGGTACTGGTAAAGACGATGATGAATTTAATGTTAAATTTGGAGAGTGGCCAGTTTTTAATAACCCTTCAGTGGATAATGAACAGGGAGTTTCATCAACAGATACTAATCAAGCAAAATCTCAAGCAAAACCATCTGGAGGGAAATCCAGTATAAATGCAGAGTTTATAAGAAAATCGGGTAATTTTTATCTTAAAGTAACTGGAGAAGGAACAGGAAAAATACAATTATTGATGGATGTTAATGATAGTCCTTATATTGCATCTATAGCTGCTTCAAAAATTGAAATACCAAGTGATAAGGGAGTTATTAAATTTGAAAGAGAGGGACTTGGAAAACAATATAGTGAAACTGGTAATGATCCCATGACATTATTTGGTGTTGCTGCTTATAAAGAAGTAGAAAAAATAAGAAAAAAGGGAACATTTACTGGAGGAAAGACCTACGGACCAATAAAAATATATAAACCAGATAATGTTGTTAATGGAGTTTTGGGTGGAAAAAAATTAATAGAATTAAGAGACAATGATGCCAATGATGCAAACATTAAATTTAGAATAGAAAAAATAGTTTCTAAAAAAAGAGATACTCCAGAGTCGCCTCTTCCGGAGTGTATCTGTGATGAGCCTGAAGTTTGCAATCCTACAGAAATTATAATATATGGTGGAGAAACACCTGCATCTGCCATTCCTATCTTTGGATCTATAGACTCGGAAACAAAAACTGGAAGTATAATCGGAGTAAAAGTTACTAATCCTGGATCTGGTTTTGATACACCTCCAATAATAGAGTTTTTTGATAATTGTGGAAGGGGATATGGTGCAATAGGAGAACCAGTTTTAAATGAATATGGGCAGTTAGATACCATCTATATGATTTCTACTGGAGAAAATTACACTATTGGTGAAATTGAGAATTATATAGTGACTGATATTTACGTTGAGGATGGTGGAACAGATTATGACATAAATACACAAATAGCGGATGATTTTGGTAATACATATGAACCTGTAATTGAAGAAGGTGTAATTGTTAAAGTTACTCCCACAACATCTATTTTGGTTACAGACTTGCCAGTTATAATTATTGGTACTGATGTAACTATACCAACAACTGGAAGTGGAGCTATATTAAGACCAATTCTTGGACCTATAACTCAAGATATTATTGATCGTGGTAGAGAAGGTGGTGAATTAAAACAAGTAATAGATTGTATACTCTAAAATGTCTGATTCTACAAAGGGAAAATCTGCAGAAAATTGGGAAGCACGAGATATATGGAGTTTAGGTCCAAAATTTAGAATAGACGTAAATAATCCCCAAAAGGGATGTAATGGATCTGAAGTATACACGATATATGGTGTTAATGATAATAAAGATGTAAATTTAAGTGGTTTAACTGAAGGTGGAACTTATAGAATTTTTAATGATAGAACTATTGAAATTGTAGGTGGACAAAAAAATAAAGAAAAACAAATAGATATAACAATAAGTGGACAAAATGGTGATGTATGTATTACTGCCATGAGAAATGGTGCAATACGAATTAAAGGAAAAAATGTGGTCGTTGAGGCAACGGAGGATCTTGATTTAAAAGCTGGTAGAAATATAAATCTAAATGCTGGATCTGGAAGAGTTTTAATGAATTGCAATAAAGCAGATATAGAAGGATTAACTGGCAGTTTAATTGAAAAATTAACAGGAACTTTTGGAATGGATGTATTTAAAGGAAGTTTTGTTGGTGCAGATTTGATAAAAGATGCATTTACTGTTGGTAGATCATTTATTGGAGGATTATAAGTGAAAAATGGCAGATAATTCAGAAAATTATACAGTATTTGGTAAAGAAACTTTATTCAATGAGTTAGCAACCTTTGTCAAAAATATAAGGGTTTATGGAATTGTTGATGCAAATCATATACCATTAAAATATCTACGAAGTGAAGAATGGGTTGAAAAAAATCCTGTTTTACTTGCTGGTGAAGTTGGAATTGAATCTGATACTACCAAATTTAAATTTGGAGATGGAAAAACTTTTTGGAACGATCTTGCATATATTGTAACGGATGGTCCTCAAGGTGCTCAAGGTGTTCAGGGAGCATTAAATAATTTCCAAGGAACACAAGGAGCACTAAGTAATTTTCAAGGAACACAAGGTCTTCAGGGTTTAAGTAATCAAGGTGTTCAAGGATTACAAGGAACACAAGGATTGCAAGGTCTCCAAGGTAGACAAGGGACACAAGGAACTCAGGGATTACAAGGTTTACAAGGTACACAAGGTGCTCAAGGTACTCAAGGAACTCAAGGTACTCAAGGAACTCAAGGTCTTCAGGGATTACAGGGTACTCAAGGTACACAAGGTCTTCAGGGATTACAGGGTGCTCAAGGTTCTCAAGGTTCTCAAGGAAGTCAAGGCGCTCAAGGTCCGTTAAGTGATTTTCAAGGAACTCAAGGAACTCAAGGAACTCAAGGTCTTCAGGGATTACAGGGTGCTCAGGGCCCATTGAGTGATTTTCAAGGGACTCAAGGGCGTCAAGGTACTCAAGGTGCATTAAGTAACTTTCAAGGGACTCAAGGACGTCAAGGTTATCAAGGTACTCAAGGTACTCAAGGATTATTGGGTGCTCAAGGTTTTCAAGGTGCTCAAGGTCCGTTAAGTGATTTTCAGGGTACACAAGGCACTGAAGGGTTTCAAGGTACTCAAGGACCTAGAGGACAAGGAGTTCAAGGATCTGTTGGATTAACAGGTTCTCAAGGTTCTCAAGGAAGTCAAGGTATTCAGGGACCATTAAGTGATTTTCAAGGAACTCAAGGTACTCAAGGGACACAAGGTCTCCAGGGTTTAAGTAATCAAGGTGCTCAAGGTACTCAAGGTTTACAAGGAACACAAGGGCGTCAAGGTTCTCAAGGTTCTCAAGGAAGTCAAGGCGCTCAAGGTCCGTTAAGTGATTTTCAAGGAACACAGGGAACACAGGGAATACAAGGAATACAAGGAATACAAGGATCTCAAGGTTTACAAGGTACTCAAGGAACTCAAGGATTACAAGGATCACAAGGTATTCAAGGTATTCAAGGTACTCAAGGTCCATTAAGTGATTTTCAAGGAACTCAAGGAACACAAGGAACACAAGGTCTTCAGGGTAGACAAGGAACTCAAGGAACTCAAGGTCTTCAAGGTCTTCAAGGTTTACAAGGATCTTCGGAATTTGCAAATGTACTTGAAGAATTTGAAAATAATAATGTCAATTATATTGGATTTTTAACACAAAATACTGGGTCATTATCCACAGTATTTGTATCTTCTAAAAAATTAGTATTTTTACCTAGTAGTGGAAGTATTGGAATTAATACCGATGAAATAACTAATAATTTAACTGTTGTTGGAACCGCAACAGCAACAAAATATTTTGGTGAAGGGTCATCATTAGTTGGAATTGTAACTCAATTAGTTTCTGGAATTGGAATTGATTTAAGTCCTACAGATGGTAAAGGTAAAGTAACAATAACTTCTTATAAACCAGTTGGTAAAACAATTTACGTTTCTCAAAATGGAAATGATAATAATACTGGATTAGCAGAAAATCATCCGAAAAGAACTATAAAGAATGCTGCTGGAATAGCTAGTTATGGGGACACAATTAAAGTTTTCCCTGGTGTGTATGTTGAAGATAATCCTATAATTTTAGATAAAACAGTTTCTGTGGAAGGGACAGAGTTAAGAAACTGTATGATCACACCTCAAAATTCTGGGTTAGATTTATTCCATGTCAATAATGGATGTCATCTTACAGATTTAAGTTTTGTAGGACCAGAATCAACAAATGGAGCTTCAATTATTGCCTTCCAACCATTAGCAGGAGTATCTTCAGATAGATTTTTTGATGGTGCAAGAATGATTCGTATGAATCTTGATTTTATTGCATCTGAAGCAGTTGGTTATTTAACCAGTACAGATTATAAAAATCCAGCATTTGTAGTTCCTACAGGCAATCCAAATGATTGTAAAGATGATATTAAAGATATTTTAAAGTCAGTGTGTTTTGATATTACTCGTGGTGGAAACTCAAAATGTGTTGGTGCAGGAAAGTCTTATTATGATGGTGCAACTCTTCTTCATATCACTGGAACAGACACAAATGGATATAGTGTAAAAGAAGCAACAATTGATACGTTAAAGTATGCAATAGGAATTGCGCATTCCTGTATTAACAATATTATATGGACAAAGAATGGCACTTCCACTTATCAGAATATATTTACTCAGGTTAGAGATTTGAGTATGCAACCAGATGGAGCAAATAATTATGATATTGGAAATTGTGCAAATGTTCTTTCTGCAGTTGCAAGTTGTGTTGGAGTAGTTACAACCATTATTAGAGACGGTTTAGGTGCTCTTGGTGGTTCAGGAATTAATACAACGTATCCTTCAAATTATGATGGACAAGTTGGAAATAATTGGTCTTTAAGTAAAATTGGATTAACAACTTATTCTCCTGGAGTTGGAAATATTATCCAAGGTCCATACGTAAGAAATTGTACTAATTTCATACCAAAAAGCATTGGTATGAAAGTTGATGGATTCCATGCAGAACCAGGGGATCAAAATGATATTGGTGTAACCGGATCCATGAGCGTTGATTCTTACACTCAATATAATCAAGGTGGAATAGGGGTTTCAATTACTAATGGAGCGTATGCTCAGTTAGTTTCAATATTTACAATTTGTAATGATATTGGACACTGGACTTCTGGTGGTGGACAATGTGATATTACAAACTCAAATTCTTCTTTTGGAAATAAAGGATTGGTGTCTAATGGAGTTGGAGATTCAGAATCTAGATCAATTTATCGTTATACTGGTAAAGTTGAAAATACTGTTGTATTTGAATCAGATAATTCGGATACGGTAGTTATTTCTGGATTAGGCACAAATCGTCCATATGATGGACAAGCAATATACTTTAATGAATTATATTATCAAGTTCAATCAATACAAATTATAAATGGTGGTTCTGGTTATTCACGATCTAATCCACCAATAATTACCCTCTCAAATCCAGAAGGTGAAAATGGAATTGCTTCTGAGATTTCAGCTAATGTTTCTGATAATGGAACCGTTATTTCTATAGATGTCAATAATACTGGATCACAATATCTTAAAAATCCAGGATATACTATAAATCATAATGGTGGAGTAGGTCTTGCACTTACTACTGTAATGTATCCAATTTATTACGGAATTGAAAGTGCAACTAATCCGATTTCTGGAATATCTACGGTTGTTTTACAACAACCTTTAAATAATACTGTTAGTGCTGGTTCTACAGTATATTTTTCTAGATTAAGTTTACAGTTGGCAACAACAATTTCATTAGAGTGGGTTGGATCTGGAACAAATATCAATTCTGCAAAACCATCTTTAGGTGGAGTTACGGATCAAAATAGTGAATTTGTATTTTTAAATGGTGGAAAAATAATCTTCACTGGAACAAATCAATCTGGAAATTTTAGAATAGGTCCAGATTTTACAATAAATCAATTAACTGGAACTATTTCTGGAAGAGCATTTAATCAAAGTATGTTAAATACAGTAACACCATTAATTATTGCACTAGGAATTATATAAATGGCAGTAGTCGCACTTAATAAATTTAGAACTATTAGATATGATTTAACAACTTCAAATGTTGGAATATATACTTGTCCTCAAGGAGTTGCATCCATTATTATTTTATCTCAAGTTACTAATACATCATCTGGAATTGTATCCGTATCTGCTTATCATTCTCGCCCTTCAGAATCCCCAACAGATAGAAGTTTAAGTAATCAAGTTGCAATACCACCAAATGATGGTTATAGCATTGTTTCTGACGGAAGATTAGTCTTAGAATCTAATGATATTTTTAAAGTTTCGGCTAGTGAAAATAATTCTTTAACTTTAGTATTAAGTGTTTTAGAAACTGCAAAACAGTAATGAAGCAAAATGGTAAAGTATAATTCTGGAAGAGTAAAAAGATTTGATCAATCTGGTATAACTTCAGATAGATATGAATTTTTAGGTTTAGAGCAAGCAGAACCTGATCTAGGAGATCCGAATGTTGGTGTTTCATCTGTTGGAGCAAATCCAGTTCCTCCAGGAGAACAATATGTATTAATAGCAGTTGATGGAAAAATAGGAAAAAGATATTGGATTAAATCAACAGAACAAGATGGTGCTGGAATACAAGGAGCACAAGGATCTCAAGGAACTCAAGGTACTCAAGGTACTCAGGGACTACAGGGATTGCAAGGTGTTCAAGGTCCACTAAGTGATTTTCAAGGTACACAAGGTTCACAAGGAACTCAAGGTACTCAAGGCATTCAAGGCTCTCAAGGTTCTCAAGGTCTTGCGGGACAAAATGCAGGTCAAGGTACACAAGGTTCACAAGGTACTCAAGGATTACAAGGTCTTCAAGGAAATCAAGGTACTCAAGGTGTTCAAGGATTGCATGGTCTTCAAGGACTACAAGGAACTCAAGGTACTCAAGGTATTCAAGGTCTTCAAGGAAATCAAGGTATTCAAGGAGTATCAGGATTTCAAGGTTCTCAAGGAACTCAAGGAACCCAAGGATTAAGTAATCAAGGTACTCAAGGTACTCAAGGTACTCAAGGTACTCAAGGTGTTCAAGGATTGCAGGGTCTTCAAGGTCTTCAAGGAAATCAAGGTATTCAAGGAGTATCAGGATTTCAAGGTTCTCAAGGAACTCAAGGAATCCAAGGATTAAGTAATCAAGGAATTCAAGGTATTCAAGGACTACAAGGAACTCAAGGTACTCAAGGTACTCAAGGTATTCAAGGTCTTCAAGGAAATCAAGGTATTCAAGGAGTATCAGGATTTCAAGGTTCTCAAGGAATTCAAGGAACCCAAGGATTAAGTAATCAAGGTACTCAAGGTACTCAAGGTATTCAAGGATTACAAGGTTTACAGGGTAATCAGGGTATTTCTGGTCAAAATGCCGGACAAGGTACTCAAGGTACTCAAGGATTACAAGGTCTCCAAGGTACTCAAGGTACTCAAGGTGCTCAAGGTATTCAAGGTGCTCAAGGTACTCAAGGTGCTCAAGGTGCTCAAGGATTACAGGGTACACAAGGTACTCAAGGTACTCAAGGACTACAAGGAACTCAAGGTACTCAAGGTACTCAAGGTATTCAAGGATTACAAGGTTTACAGGGTAATCAGGGTATTTCTGGTCAAAATGCCGGACAAGGCACACAAGGTGCTCAAGGTACTCAAGGTACACAAGGATTACAGGGTACTCAAGGTTTTCAGGGCACTCAGGGATTACAAGGTTTACAAGGTACTCAAGGGACACGAGGAACTCAAGGAACTCAAGGAACTCAAGGTACTCAGGGAACTCAGGGTTTACAAGGTACTCAAGGAACTCAAGGAACTCAAGGAACTCAAGGAACCCAAGGATTGCAGGGTCTTCAAGGTGTTCAAGGACTTAAAGGTGCAGATGGAACTAGTGGAACTAGTGGATCTCAAGGTGCTCAAGGGACACAAGGTCTCCAGGGATTACAAGGTTTACAAGGTACTCAAGGGACACGAGGAACTCAAGGAACTCAAGGAACTCAAGGTACTCAAGGAACTCAGGGTTTACAAGGTTTACAAGGTACTCAAGGAACTCAAGGTACTCAAGGTACTCAGGGATTACAAGGTTTACAAGGCACTCAAGGTGTTCAAGGACTTAAAGGTGCAGATGGAACTAGTGGAACTAGTGGATCTCAAGGTGCTCAAGGGACACAAGGAACTCAGGGATCACAAGGTTTACAAGGTTTACAAGGAACCCAGGGACTAAGTGTTCAAGGTCTTCAAGGACTTGGGGGTAATCAAGGATCTCAAGGAATATCTGGGAATGGAATTTCTGTTTCTGATGACACTACAACAGATGCAACGAGATATATTTTATTTGATGATATTACTAGCGGAACTCCTCTAACAGTAAATGTAGCGTCAACAAAACTAACTTTTAATCCATCAACAGGTCAATTAACTGCTGTTGATTTTAACTCAACATCCGACCAAAATTTAAAGGAAAATATTGAACCATTAAAAAATTTACTAGATTCTATAGAAGTTATTGAAAAAATTAATCCAGTTAAGTTTACCTGGAAAGATACTGGTGCAATAAGTTATGGTGTAATTGCTCAAGAAATAGAAAAAATTCTACCAGAACTCGTTAAAACTGATAGTAACTATAAATCTGTAAGTTATATTCCTTTGATTTCTTTTATAATAGATGCTATGAAAAAACAACAACACAAAATTTTAGATCTTGAAGAAAAAATTAAAATCATAATTGAAGACTGTAAAAAATCTTCATGAAGATTCACTTGACATTTCCCGCCAGGCACCCTATAATATCAGGGTACTCAAAAATCAAAATGATGCCTTCTGAAACAAATGAGTTTTTAACTCGTTGTGTTGTTGATACTCTTGCACGAAAATTTTATTTGTATTCTAGTGAGGGTGGTGAAAAAGTTGTAGAATGTGAAACTGTTGATCAGTTTATGAATGTTCTTGATGTTGTTCGCTCACAACTTGATGAAGAAACTTTGGTGTACTCAAATCCCTTTTGAATAAGATGAAAACTATCACTATTCAAGAATTGCAAGAAAATTTTGAATATTTTATTGATCGTGTTGAACAAGGACAACAATTTCTAGTAAAAAGTAATCATGGGAATGTAATTCTCATGCCATACAAAGAGCATAAAGAAATTGATGAAATAATTAGGATTCACACAGATCACGAAGAAGGTAGTTGACAAAGAGTTCCAGATCCTCTGTAATTGATCTGGTTTATGGGAGTAGTCGAAGTGGAATTTTTATAAAAAATTAGACTGAGTTCAACTCCCAGTATTCCCATCGCTCGTTTAGCTCTCTGGCGAAAGCGCGGTCCTCATAAGACCTGATAGACTGGTTCGATCCCAGTAACGAGCATAAAAACATAAAAATAAATATAAGATACGGGAGTAAATCCTATGTCTTATCGTATTGATAGTGCATATTGCTGGTACAATAATGGCAGTATGATTGTAAAAATGTACTTTATCAATCATGTACCATTTACATTTGATGAACTACCAGATGGTCATTTGGAAGATGATGATCTTAAGAGACTAGCAGATAAAGAAAGATCATTTGAACCAGAAGACTTATATAAAAGTTCTTTTTATCTTATAGATGAAGAAGTGCATCCTTGCCTTTTTCCAATTGAGTTAGAGAATCCAGAAGATATGCCAGATGATGATTATTATATTTTTGATGAGGATTTAATGAACTAAATAAAACATAGAAATATTTTGGTTCATATAATCCGATGCCTCTTAATAAGTTAGAGAATTTTATCAAAAACGTTGAAGGTCGTATTCTTTATGTTAATCCGAACGATCTTGATGCAACTGATAATATTAATAACCAAGGAAACTCTCTTGCTCAACCCTTTAAGACTGTACAAAGAGCACTTTTAGAATCAGCAAGATTTTCATATTTAAAGGGTAATAATAACGACGTTACTGAAAAAACAACAATACTTCTTTTTCCTGGCGAGCATACAGTTGACAATAGACCTGGATATGCTATTAAAGATATTGCGGGAACTGCCTATGCAATATCTCCTTTAGGTGAACAAACTGCAGCATCTGCAGAACTAACTTTAGATTTGAATTCAAATTTTGATATTACTTCTTCAGATAATATTTTATATAAGTTTAATAGTATTCGTGGTGGAGTAATAGTTCCTAGAGGAACCTCTATTGTTAGTTTAGATTTAAGAAAGACAAAGATTAGGCCAAAATATATACCAAATCCTACAGACGTTGACGTTGATCCAAGTGCTATCTTTAGAATTACTGGTGCTTGTTATTTTTGGCAACTTTCATTTTTTGATGGTGATGAAAATACTTTAGTATATACTGATAGTAGAGATTTTTCATCTGGAAATAGATCTAAACCGACTTTTTCTCACCATAAATTAACTTGTTTTGAATATGCGGATGGAACAAATGTTCCTACTGGATATGATATTAGTGATCTTGACATGTACTATAGTAAGTTATCTAATGCCTTTAATAGGGCATCTGGTAGAGATATTGATCAAAAATTTCCATCAAACTCACTAGGATTTTCTAAGCAACGTCCAGAATGGGAAATTGTTGGTGCGTTTGCTCCAGATCCCATTCCCATCAGTTCCATTACATCGGGAGATGGATTTACTCCATCTAATTTAGTTACCGTTACAACTAGTGAACCTCATGGATTAACTGCGGGAACTCCAGTAAAAATTAATGGTATTGATGTTGAAGATTATAATATTTCTACAAAAGTACAAAATGTAAACAGTCTTTTTCAATTTACATATTTACTTCCATTTGTTAGAAATAATCTTCCAGCATCTCCGTCTGTTTCTGGTGCAGAAGTGACCATTGAAACTGATACAGTATCTGGTGCATCCCCATACATTTTTAACGTATCTTTACGTTCCGTTTGGGGTATGAACGGAATGCTTGCAGATGGAAGCAAGGCATCTGGATTTAAATCCATGGTGGTCGCACAGTTTACTGGTGTTTCTCTACAAAAAGATGATAGAGCTTTTGTTAAGTATAACAAAACATCTAGAAAATATGAGTCAATTACAGTAACAAAAACATCTGGATCTGAACTCGCATCCGGATCATCTTCAACAAATCCAAATAGTGCATATCACTTAGATTCTGATGCAATTTATAGAGATGGGTGGGAATCCAGTCACGTAAAAGTTACTAACGATGCATTCGTTCAAGTTGTTTCTGTATTCGCAATTGGATTTACGAAACATTTTGATTCTCAAACTGGTGGCGACATCAGTATTACAAACTCAAACTCAAACTTTGGACAACTTGCATTATCGTCATATGGTTTCAGAAAAGAAGCGTTTTCAAAAGATGATAATGCTTACATAACATCAATTATCACGCCTAGAGCAATTATTTCCGAAACAAGTTTAATTGATTGGCAATCATTTGATGTTGGTCTCACAACAAGTGTTGGAATTTCTAGTCATCTTTATTTGTATGGATTTACAGAAAAACAAGATTTACCTCCAGTTGTTGTTCAAGCGTTTAAAGTTGGTGCCAAGGTAGATGATAAGATATTTGTTTCTGCGAACGGGAACAATTATAGTGCTTCCATTAATATGGTTGATAGTTTTATTAATAATGTTGCATATGGATCTAACGTATCATTTAAAGAATATTATGTAGTTTCTGGTCCTTCCGGATCACCATCAAATATTCTGAATATTGGAACTCATAATTTATCAACAGGTGAGAAGATACTGATACTTAGTGATGATGGAGATATACCAGAAAATTTAACTGAGAATGTTATTTACTATGCAATTAGGCATTCAAGCACTGAAATAAAGATTGCAGCATCGAAGACAAATACCGACAATGGAACTGCCATAACGATTTATGGTGGATCAAAAGTTAAAATCGTTAGTAGAGTTTCTGATAAAAATGCGGGAGATGTTGGATCTCCAGTACAATATGATGATGCAAATTCCAATTGGTTCCTACATGTAAATCCAAACAATGACATTTATAATATTTTTAACACTTTAGGAGAAGCATCACTTACTGATAGATCGGAAGTTTCATATTTTGAAAGAAATAGTGATATCAGAAGTCTTGATGAAAAAATTTATAAATTAAGAGTTGTTATCCCAAAAGAATCTATTAATGCTAAAGATCCAACAGAGGGATATGTTATTCAAGAATCAAATTCTACTGGAGCTAGAAGTGAATATGATTTTACTTTAACTAATATTACTTCTAACGATTATGCTTATAATAAAAATCTAAGATTAATTAGTAAATGTTCTCAAACATCTAATATAGTTACTGTAACTACAGAAAAACCTCACAATTTATCTGTTGGTGATACAGTCACAATTAAAAATGTTCAGAGCAGTACCAATGCTTCTGGAGAAAATAATAAAGGATTTAATGGATTATTTACAGTTTTGTCAGTAACTGGTGATAAATCTTTTACATATTCAATTGTTGATATTGAAGGTGTAACCCATAATACTGGAACATTTGTAGATAATACAAGCACGAGAAATGTCTTTTTACCAAGATTTGAAAGAATAGATTTAAAGAAAAATTTCTATATTTACAGAAGTGATACAATTTCTTCTTACATTTACAATGTACAAGATGGAATTTATCACTTATATGTTTTAAATGCGGATAATCAGATACCTGAAGAATTTTCTGATCTTAAATTTAGTCAACCAGTTATTGATTTATATCCACAGTTTGATAGAGATAATATTGAAGAGAATCCTCAACCTACAAAATGTTTTGCAAAAAGAAGTCCAGTTGGAGACGTTGTTACTAATGATGTAAAGAAAAGTGTTACCAAAGAAACTGTAGATAAAATGGCAGTTTCTTTGGGATTTGGATTAAAGATCACTGGAGTTAGCACTACATACACATCAGCAACTTCTGGAACTACAACATTAGTATTTGACAGACCTCATAATTTAAGTGGCATTGTTACATATTCTTCAATTAGTCGTGGTAGTGGATATACTCCTGGAACATACTATAATGTAAAATTATATAATACGGGAACTTCAACCTGGGATGGTGCAACATCTAAAGTGGTTGTTGCTGGAGCAGCAAACTCTATAACATCTGTTGATATTATGACAGGTGGATCTGGATACACTAACGGAGAAGTATTAGAGTTTGATACTACAGTCGTTGGTTCTGGTAGTGGAGCTTCAATAACTATTTCACATAGTGGAATTTCTAGTGCGATCAATAATGTAATTCAAACAACTGGAATTACAACGACTTCAGATGGATACTTTAGAATAACATCAATTCCTTCAACGACACAAGTTTCAGTTGCGATTACCAATGGTGATCCAAGAATACAAATAAATCAATATGCATTTAACGTTGGGAAGTCTTTAGTAGTAAGTTCTTCTTCTTACAATTCTTCCAATGGTTACATGACATTTAATTGTTCATCTTCTCATGGATTACTCATTGGTAATAGAATTAGAATAATTGATTCCAATAATAATAATCTTGGAGATTATATTGTTAATGAAATTACTAGTTTAACAAGTTTTAGATCTTTAACAAATAGATCTTTATCAGCATCTAGAATTTTTAAACATGGTCTTTCTGCCAATGAATCTACTTCAGATATACAAGGAGAAAATTTAGGTATACGTGGACAATATATCTACGATAATGAAAGATTAAATCTCATTACTGCAGTAACTACAGAAAATTATCTTGAGGTTGAAACTCTAGAGTCACAGACAGCAATACTTAATAGATTTCCACTAGGTTCTTATATTCAGATTGGCAATGAGATTATGAGAATCACTAGTAGTACTCTTAGTGGATCTAATCTTAATCTAATTTATGTTATTCGTGGAGCATTAGGAACTCAAATTGAAAGTCATTCAGCAAATTCATTAATTCAAAAAATAAAACCAATTGCAATTGAATTAAGAAGACCTGCAATCATAAGAGCTTCTGGTCATACTTTTGAATATCTTGGATATGGTCCTGGAAACTACTCAACTTCTCTTCCACAGTTACAAGTTAAAACTTTAACTGAAAGAGAAGAATTTTTATCACAGTCTCAGGAAAAATCATCTGGAATAGTAGTTTATACTGGAATGAATAGCGATGGAGATTTCTTCATTGGAAATACAAAATATTCATCAACCAGTGGAAAACAAAAAACTTTTGATATTCCCACACCAACAGTAACTGGACAAGATCCTTCTAGATTAAGTGTAGTTTTTGATGAAGTAACTATTAAAGAAAGATTATTAGTTGAAGGTGGAAATTCTGGAACCATTTTATCACAATTTAATGGTCCAGTGTTGATGAATAAGGACCTTAAAATCAATGGTGCGGTAAATATTAACAATTCATTAAAAGTTAGAGATTCTCTTAAAATTGATAGTACGACACAATCTGTAGATAAAGATACTGGATGTTTAGTTGTTGAGGGTGGAGTTGGAATTGAAAAAAATCTAAACGTTGGTGGAGCTACCAGTATCACTGGATTACTTAGAGTATCTGGGGTTTCTACTTTTGTTGGCGTATCTACATTTAATTCAAATATTTTTGTTGGTGGCGATGCATCTCTTGTTGGATCTTTAACAGTTAATAGCAGCACAGGTATAACTTTACGTAATGGTGGAGATCTTATACTAAATAATGCTTCAAACAGTGGATCTGCATCAATTTATTGTGATACTGATAATGAATTAAGAACAAACAATAATGTTTACATTGGTGGAGCACTCAATGTTGTTGGTGACATTACTGCATTCTATAGTTCTGATAAGCGACTGAAAAATAATATTAATCCAATACCAAATGCTCTAGACAAAGTAAACTCCATAAGTGGAAATACTTTTACTTGGAATGATAATTCATCACATACTGGAGAGGATGTTGGTGTTATTGCCCAAGAAGTTGAATCAATTCTCCCACAAGTTGTTAAAACTAGGGGTGATGGATATAAGGCAGTTCAATACGAAAAATTAGTACCACTCTTAATTGAGGCAATTAAAGATCTGAATAATAAACTAAATTCCATCAACAATCAGTCAAATAAATAACTAAAAAACAAAATGTCCAATATAAGAAAGTCATTTAGTTTTCGTGATGGAGTACAAGTCGATCAAGACGTATTTGTAGTAAGAGGTTTTAATGTTGGTATTGGGACATCAGTACCAACAGAGGCACTTGACGTTAGAGGAACTGCTAGATTTGATGGATTAGTTACTGCATCTTCTCTTATAGTTACTGGAGTATCTTCCCTTTCCAATATAAGAGTTGGTGTTGTTTCTATAACTTCTGGTATAATTACATCTTCTTCCGCATCTGGTGTTGTTACATATTATGGTGATGGTGGTAGATTGGCAAATCTTCCAACATCTCAATGGTTGGACGTTGATGTTGGTTTGGGATTTACAAGTATATACGCTCAAGGATTTGTTGGTGTTGCAACAAATGATCCAAGATATACTTTCCAAGTTGGAGCAAATCCAAATAATAATCAAAGTGGAGTTGGAATATCTTCTTCTGGTGATTTTAGAGCATCTGGGATAGTAACTGCTACGAGTTTTGTTGGTTTTGGTTCTGGCATATCTAATATCAATGCTAATAATATTTCCTCCGGAACATTATCAAATGATAGACTTCCAACAATTAACACGAACAAATTACCATCTAATATTAGCATAAGTGGCATACTCACTGCAAATTCTTTAGATGTAACCACATCAATAAATGTTAATACAATTACTTCTAGAGGTGATATAACCGGAATTGCAAATACTGCTAGAGCTTTAATTGGTCAACCATCTATTGATGTTTGGAATTTAACTGTTAACAGAAACTCAGAATTTTTAGGAATTACTACTTTTAGACATATTGTAGGAACATCTGCATCTGTTGGTATAAGTACAATATCTCAACAAATTCATGTTGGCACTGGTGGAACATTATTTACAGTATCAAATACAACTGGAAGAATTGGATTTGGTACGGGAATACCAGGATCCGATGTTCAATTAGTACGACCAAGTAATATATTAGTTGAAGTTGTAGGGCAATCTGGTCAATCAAGAATTAGCATTGGTCAATCTGTTGGAGTTGGAAATAGTTCTGCAGTTCTTAGTTTTGGAAATGTTGTAAAAACTTTTGAAATATCAAATAATGATTCTGGGGGAATTAATTTCTATACTCATGCTGGAACTGGAATTGGGTTAAATACTGGAGGATTTAAATGGGTGTATGGTAAAGACAATTCTACCATACTTTCATTGACTTATAATGGAAAAGCGGCAATTGGTAGGGATAATCCAATAACTAACTTTGATGTTGTTGGTGTTGCAACAATTACTGATGATCTTTTTGTTGATGGTGATGTTTCTATTTTAGGTGGTCTTGTTGCTGGAACTGGAGTTAATCAGGTAAATTTTGGAAATGGTCAGTATAATTTATTAAATAATACCAATATTAATGTTACGACTGGAATTTCAACAGTTGCAGCATTGAGAGTTATAGGTGTTGGTTCTATTGGCATTCAAACAACCACTCCAATTACTGATTTTGATGCTCGCACTTCCACAGGAATGTTTGCGGCAATTGGAATTAAAACTGAAAGAATAGCAGCAGAATTAACTGTTGGCGGATCTGCAGTCTTTACAAATAAAGTTGGGATAGGAACCACAACATATCCATTAACAACAGAAGATCAGGGAAATCTTCAAGTATATAATGGTGGTATCACTATTAATGAAGGTGCATTAGTCGTTAAAGGAACTAAGTCTTCAATTGGAGTAGGGACTAATCTACCAATATGTGCATTAGATCTTTCTAATGCAAAAGAACTTAACGGTAAAAAATCTGTTTTTGTTCCTCCTTATGTTACAGAATCAGATTTAACATCAATGGGTCTATATTATCCTCCTGGTGGAATAGTCTACCATAGAGAGGAAAATACACATTACTACACTAGAGGTGATGGAACAAATTGGTTGTCCCTCACTGGAGAATGGTTAACTGGAGATTATGGTGCGTGGACACCATATCCAGTGGGAATCGGAACTTCCATTCCAAATGCATCATTAGAACTTGTTGACGGTTCCATTTTACTCACAAACGGAAATATTGGTTTTACCACTCAATTTGGTGGTGGAAACATTAGCGGTTGTTCTTCAATTACTTCTGATGTTTCATATTCAGAACAATTCCGAACACTTGATGCTGGGGGAGGGATCGTTATTATAAATGGAAACTTTATTACTGCACCGTTTGTATATGGTAATTTAACAGGTGATAATTCATCCGTAACCGTTGGGGGTGGAATAACTTGTTACAACGGTGGACATATTAAGGTTTTTGATGGAGCAAAGGTTGGTATTGGTACAACTACAACTCCAATTGCAGATTTAGAAGTTAAAGGGACAGTACAAGTTACTGGAATTGTCACTTCCACCAATGGATTTAATAGTGGAATAGGAACAGCAGCTCAAATAACAACGATTGGAAACCGAATAATCTTCACAGTTCCTGGAGTTGGTACTACAAGTTTACAACTGTATTGACAAAACCCCCAAATCCCAGTAGAATACCTTTGCTAGGTTTGAAGGACATGTATGAAGTTTACTTTAGCTATTATTAATCCACCTTATGGGGTGGGTGGAAACCTTGCTATAAAGTTTCTCAATAAGACTGCAGAGATCACAGATGATATTCGTGCAGTCTTACCTACATCAGTTCGTAAACCATCATCACTGAATAAGATCAAAGCACACCTTCACTGTGCTGTAGACGAAGATCTAGATCCTTCTACATTCCCGAATGGTATTAGTGCAGTTAAACAATATTGGGAAGTAAGGAATACATCTAGATTTCAAGTTGGTGTAGGTGAAATTCCTATGATGAGAGAACATCCAGACTTTCAATTTCTTCCTTATGAGAGAAGATTTGAAGCAGATGTATTTGTGGGTGAATATGGTTCTGGACCCAGTGGTAGAGTCAAAACAGAAAACTTTACACACTATGCTAAAGGACATCATTTTCTAAAGGTTAGAGATCCTAGTGTGATAGAAAACCTGCTAGAATTTGCTACGAGATTTAGAGAAGTTGCTTCTAGTTGTAATGGTAGAAGGCACTTTGGAAAGAACGATTTAATTTCAACTTATACTAATTGTTTGAAAGAGAAGAATGAAAAAGAACAAGCATAATATTGAAGTTGGATCTGAAATTGAAAGATCTGATGAAAGGATTAAAGAAACTCAAGAAGTCTTTACTCCTATGGATCTTGTAGAAAGTATGATTGATGATATTTCTTTAGAGATACTGCAAGATCCTGATAGCACTTTTATTGATAACTCTGCTGGGTGTGGTAATTTTTTAATTGCTCTTAAGAATCGGCTTTGTCAATATCATACAGAAGAACATGTTTTAAATCATATGATCTATGCTGTTGAAATGATGGAAGATAATCATAAAGAACTGTGCGCTCGTCTTGGTGTTCCCGTAGACCATCCTCACTATGTGTGTGCGGATGCCTTGGAGTATGACTACTCATTTGGAGAACTTATCGGTATTGAACAGTTTTTCTAATGGGTCAGGGGGTTGACAGGGCGGTTGATTCCTCGTATATTGCTTTCGTGGTTGAGCGGATCGCTAATAACCACTTGTTGTTTATGCCTCTGGCAGATTAAAAAATGACTCTTTTTTATGATATTGTAATTCCTAACGATGTTATTTCTTGGGATGATTTTAAAAAAACGAAGGTTATTTATGACCTTCGTGAAATGTATTCCGAGCAAATTAAAACTTTAGAGTATAAAACTTGTGTAGTTGATTGTTCTGATGTTGTTGCCGTTGATGTTGTTCGCAAACTTGGTATGGCGAATGCTGGACGTTTTCATGGCAACGATGAAGAAGTTTATGACATTGTTGACCGAAATCTTACTCCTGGATGGAACATCAACAAACTTCCTCCTTTTGTATTCAGTGATGATGACAGTCCAGTAAATGGTAATCATCGACTGCGTTGGTTGCAAGAGCACGAGATTGCATATGTTCCTGTTCTGAAAGTGAGTCCAAAACAAGGATTTACCAAGAATGATGTGATCAATGAAGTTGGTTTGAAGCTTCAACCACGACCCGATGGATCTCCTTCGCAATTTGCAGATTACAAGGCACGAGGTATTATTTGGGTAATTGAACAGAATGCCAATCGCCAAGAAGGTGATGAACGAGTTACTAAGGATGAAGTCCGAGATTGGGTTCAGGAATATGCGGATTTTGAAACTCCTGATACTCAAAATCGCCTGATTGATGCCATTTTTAACGCAACAGAAAAGAAAACTTTCCTTTCTAACTTTACTCGTGCTGAGGGTATTCGCTATTTTGCGAAGAAAGGTATTAAAATTCAAAGCACAACTGCAGATGTGCGGGGTTCTTCCGTTGATCGTTTAGTAAGTGCCATGGGTCCAGTTCACGTTTATCGTGATTTCTTCCCACAATTCTTTGAAGATGCCGCTAATGGAATCTCAACTGTGGTTCACTTCTATGTGAATACCAACAACGTCGAAGATGAACTTGGAGTCATTCATCTCATCAAAGAGCGTATTGATGAGATTGAAGAGCACATTGAGAACATCGGCAAAGTTCTTGGAAAAAGTGAATCGGCACGTATTCGTTCCTATTTGACTTATGGATATCGTTTGCCACACCTTGTGGATCTTGATCGGAACGATCTGATCTCTCTTGTCTGATCCAATTTCATAACTGGCACATGGGGTTTCTTCGGAGACCCCTTTCTGCTATAATAATGGCATTAGTGGTTTATTTTTTTATAAATAAACATAGTAATACATTAAGACCCAAATGCCTTATAAAAATAAAGAAGATAGAGAAAAAAATAGAAAAGAATATTATGAAAAAAATAAAGAAAATTTATCACAAAAAGCAAAGAAAAAACGGAAAGAATTAACTGAAGAAGAAAGAATAAAAATAAGAGAAAAACGAAATAATTGGTATGAAGATACAAAGGATCAAAGAAGATTATATTTTAAAGAAAGAAAACAAAATAATAAAAAATATTTGATTGATATGTTAGGTGGAAAATGTGTGGGGTGCGGAACAACTAAAAATTTACAATTTGATCATATTGATAGGACTAAAAAATCATTTTGTATAGGAAAAAGATTAGCATCAAATCTGGAAAAATTAATTGAAGAAGCAAATAAATGTCAATTATTATGTGAAAATTGCCATCAACATAAAACTTTAGTAAATCACGATTGTAATAATCTTGCTGTTGGTAAAAGAGTAATATCTATTGAAACTATAGGAAACAAAACTATTGTGACACTTGAAAAACTGGCATAAGGTACTTGAGTTTTGATTGAAAGTACCCTATAATATTTTTATTGAATTGATTGGTAATGTTTCAACTCCGCCCCCACCAGCAACATGCTTTGGATGCTCTTGTTCAGCATATTAAAGGTATTTTGGTGATGCCAACAGGAGCAGGTAAAACCAACGTTGGTATTTTTGATGCTATTAGACAATTTTCTAATTCTGAACCACAGACTGTTATTGTAGTTAGTCCTCGTATTTTGCTTGCCGAGCAGTTGTCCAGTGAGTATCTTGAGTTCATTACCAATGCTCATGTGATGCATGTTCACACAGGTGAGACTCATCACTTCAGCAGCACTCGTCCGAATGTAATTCGCACCTGGTATGAGAATGTGGAGGGTCACAAACTGATCTTCACCACTTACAACTCTCTGCAGCAACTTGCCAAAGCAGATATTGCTGTAGATACGATCTACTTTGACGAGGCACACAACTCTGTAAAGCGGCACTTCTTTCCTGCTGTAGAGCACTTCTCTTCAGAGGCAAAGCGTTGCTACTTCTTTACTGCCACTCCCAAGTATTCTTCTGTGGTTGGTAAAGCAGGTATGAACGATGTTGATGTTTATGGTCAAATCATCGCCAAGGTTCCTGCTCCTCAACTGGTAGAGGGTGGTTATATCATTCCTCCCAAGGTGATGATGAAAGAGATGCGCCTTTCCATCAAGGGTGAGGATATTGCTCAACGTGACTGTGAGTATCTGCTTCAAACGATTGCAGATCACCCTGTCAATAAGATTCTGATCTGTGCCAAGGCAACCAAGCATATTATTGGTTTGCTTTCTGAGACTAACTTTGCTGATCAACTTGCACAACAGGGTTATTCTGTGATGCACATTACCTCTAAGCACGGTGCCTTTATTGATGGTAAGATCGTGAACCGTGAGGTGTTCTTTGACACTCTCAACCAGTGGGGCAAGGATGCCGATAAGAAGTTTGTGGTTCTGCATCACAGCATTCTTGCCGAAGGCATCAACATCTCTGCTCTGGAGGCAGTAGTATTCATGCGCTCTATGGATGTTGTGGGCATCGGACAGACGGTTGGACGCACTCTGCGCCTACACCCCCAGGATGCCGCTAACATCCGCTCTGGGGCGCTTCAGGCGGGCGATCTGGAGGCATACACCAAATCCTATGGACTGGTGATCTGTCCCACCTTTGACAAGGCATCTTCAAGCACTGCCCGTGCAGTTCAAAACGTGGTTGACACCATCTTTGTACAAGGTGATGTTGCCTTCAGCACCATTCGGCGCTGATCTTTTTACTCAATTCCCTACAGGAGACTCTCAAATGAAGTACGTTGTTCAACTCTACGTTGCTGGTAAAGTATTCAATGAAGAAGTTCAGGCGTCAAATCCAAAAGATGCCCGTGAAACTGCTCTTGCCCGCAACCCCAAGGCAAAGATCGTTGGCGTGAACGTTAAATTCTAATGAATAATGTTCAAAATGAAGGTATTTTAAACTCCACTCCAGGGAGCCCAAATGGATATGTAACCAAAGACATGGAGTGGGCAGCAATTCCTTGGGGTAAGAAATTCATTATTGTCCATAAAGGGCAGCAAGTGCATACTGCAAACAACTATAAGACTGCGGTATCTTATATTGAAAAAGAAGTAAAAGCACTTAAAAAAACACTAAAGGACCTCTTGATAAATTCATATGACTCAACTCTTTACTTGCACATCCGATGCTCTTTATGATAGGCATACCTATGAAGTTGTTCTGAAAAGTGGTAAAAACCAATTTTTTGATCACTGGGAGGATGCCCAGAGGTACTGGTTTGAGAACAATCAGGTTCCCGATTTTTTGGATCTTATACTTGTAAAAGATAAAAAGAAAAGTAAAGAAAAAGTGAAGAGTGGTGGATTCTCCTAATAAATAAATTTAAGAACAGGGAGGAGAGCAATGACTGCTCTATTTCTCACTACAACTATTACGTGTAGTCAGGCATTAAATCTTTTAAATCGTATTCAATCTCATCGCAATTTACCAAATTTTGTTAAGATTGAACTTATTCAAATTATAAAAGAAACTATTCCATCTTGCCCTGTAAAAATTAAACAAGATGGTAAATAATTTTTAATGAAAGTATTTTGTAAAAAAATTATGCCTTCTGTTTTTAAAAATATTTTATATAAAAATTCTGGAATAGAAATAAGAAGATCTTCAAAAGATGGAAAGTGGGGAATTTTTGCTCGTAAAAACATAAAAAAATACTCTTTACTTGAAGAAGTTCCATATATTGTAGTTTCAAAACCAGAAAATTCTAAAATTATTACATATACTTACTCTAATGATGATGAGTCGGTTATGCTTCCATTTGGATTTGCTGGTCTATATAATCATTCCAATAATCCAAATGCGGATTGGATGAAAGACTATGTAAATATGACGATGAAACACTTTACCATCAAAGATATTTCTGATGGTGAAGAAATATGTATTGATTATGGTGAGCAAAATATTGACTTTGAGGTTAAATAATAAAAGTATATAAAAAATGATGAAAAACATGCAAGATGTAAAATGGAATCGTGGTTTGGATTTGTTTATTGAATCCGTATATAAACCAGACTCTGAATTAAGGCAAGCGGCATATGATCAAGAATGCTATAACGAGCTCATGGCAGTTCGTGAACATGTAATAGAATACCTTAAAACAATAAGAAAATGAACTCTTACTATATTTGGTTTGCACTTTTTGCAATTGTTGAGTATTTTATAATTACAGATAACTCAGTAGCTAGGGCATTTTATATGCTTACTCAACTTGCAAGAGTCCAGTATGAAAAAACAAAATGGTGGATTTTATATAATCCAGCAAACCCTATAGTAAAGTGGTTAATGTGGAGGAGAGCTTATAAACTTGCTAAAGAACTTGAAAAAGAATTTAAAAAATAAGGATATTTTTTATGAAAAAGATTGATTTTTCTAAATTTTTTTTAATAGAAGATGATAATATATTATCTACAAATGATAAGGCAACGATAAAATATAATAATATACAATTGCCTTTTTATTGGTCTCAAGGATCAACAACAAATAAATTTCCTTATTATAGTCATATTCTTGCATTTAGACCTACTGATGGTAGAGAAAAAACATATGATTCCAATTCATATATCAATATTCACTCTAAACATTTTTACTTTTATTACAAGATAGTTAAAGAATTTTGTTGTAAATATGAATTAAATTTTAAACATGTTATAAGAGCAAATATTAACAGTACTTTTTTCTTTGATAATTATGACTATCTTGATCCTCATGTTGATTTTTCTAGGGATCATTTAGTTGTTTTGCTTTACTTAAATGATGTTAATGTTGAAGATGATCGTTACAATTCAACTATAATTTTTGACAAACGAATTGATTTTAGTAAAGAAGAAGGTCCATATTGCTATGATCTTAATCTTTACCCAGATAAAATTCCCATTAAATGTGAAATTAAACCAAAATTTGGAAAAATAATTTGTTTTAATGGAGCATATTATCATGCTAACAGATTTCCAAAACCAGGGGAAAATAGGTTGGTTTGTGTTTTTAATTTATTAATTTAAATCTAAATAATCATTATCATAATAACAAATATGCTCTCTACACAATATCGCCTACGTCTTGAAGCAATCTGTGAAAAAATTGCTCTTCATGAAGAAGTCAGTTTGGAAGATATGATTTGGGCAGAAAAACTTGCAAAAGTTAATCGCAGTGCAGGCACAATGCTCCGTCAGGCAAGAAGAAAAGCAGAAAATCCTGACATGGTTGAAGGGGACTTAGATGATTTTTTAAATCAACTTGATATTGGTGGTACTGGACACGAAAGTAGGGGAATTTCTAGATTTAATAGTGTTGATGAAATTGTAGATTTCTTTACAGAAGATAAACCAGAGGATTGGAGACAACGTGACTGATCTGATACAGTTTGCGTCTCATGAACTTTACTTATTTGTTGCGTTCATGTGCGGTCTTGTGCTAGGATACGTCGTAGGTAAACGTGAGGGTAATGACTGAACAGCAACCCAATGAATTTGGCAAAGCACTCCAAGAGTGGTGGGATTCTGATGCCTGTAAGGAACTTCAGAAGGCAAACAAAGAAGCAAAAGAACGTGCAATCGGAAAGTATTTTATGCTCTCCGAAGAAGATAAGATTGATATGGTAGAAGCAATTACTCACATTATTTGCAAAGCAGAAAGTGAGGGAACTTCACACCGAGGACTTCAATCTGCACTTGGCATTTATCCTACGGGTTTCTGGGTAGATCATTTAATGGATGTTCATAATGCTCTGTGGTCTTATTATCATGATCAGAAGAAAGAGCAAGAACTTAAAGATGATTTAGATTCTCTTGAAAATTTTATAGATAAAAGTGTAGAGCCTGACTAATCCGATGGACTACTTAAAAATTCAACCTGGAAGATCTGTTTTAGTTTTAAATTCCAGTTACGAACCACTTAACATTACAAGTTGGAAGAGAGCAATAGTTTTACTTCTCAAAGAAAAAGCACAAATTCTTTCAACTCAAGTAATCAGATTATTAGATTATGTGAAAGTTCCACTTTCAAAAATTATGTCACATAGACCATCAAAAACGATGATCTATAAGCGTGATAGTAATTCTTGTCAGTATTGTGGATCTACCAGAAATCTAACCATAGATCATATCATTCCAAAATGTCGTGGTGGTGAAGATAGTTGGGAAAATCTTGTAGTTGCTTGTGGCCCTTGTAATACAAAAAAGGGTAATACACCACTAGAACAAACTGGAATGAAATTGAGAAAAAAACCCAGACCTCCATTAAACAAAATGCAGTTTACTCTGCACAGTTCAAATATCCAAGAATGGAAATTATACACTTATTCGTAATTAATCATGAAACCGAACTTTCGTAAAGTATTGGAAATGGCACTTGAAGAAGGTGTTCGTTTCGGTTATAATAGAGCACATAAACACGTAGAGAACCCACATGAAGATGCTGTGGTTGATTGTATCGTAAATGATGCTATGAACTCTTTATATGAATGGTTTGAATTCCCAGAGGAGAAGACAATTGACTGAAAGATCGCAAGCATTTATGAATGCTATTTGGGAAGCACGAAACTCTGGTGCTGATACTGAAGAGAAACTAGTTTCTGCAATTTTGAAAGTTACTGCAGAAAACGTTCAGTTTTATAATGCTCAAAATGGTTTGATTGTTTTGGACAAAAATGATATACTGCAGTTAGCACAGGAACTAGAAGAATGAAAATCTTTCAAATTGCAAAATGGTATGTAAGAGAAGATTACGGTAAAGAGTATTGCTTGACTCTTTTCTTTAACGAAAGGCAAGCACTTCTTCAAGTTGCAGTTGATATTGGAGATTATGGTTCTTGGTTTGACTGGCCTTATCTGCAAATTTCTATGGGATATGGAAGGTTATTTTCTTTCCTATTTTCTCTTGGTAAGATAGGATTTACTTTTGATATTGCTGGTCGCAACTGGCGTGATGAATTATTTTATGTAAAAGAGGTGAAGGAATGACTATTTCACAAGGGTTAGTATCAGAAGAAAACGAAGATCCTGGATTTGAGATTCTTCATCTATCATTTCGTAAGAGAGAGTCCACCCATCTTTATGGTGGTCCAGTAGATTATTATGTTGGTAATATTGTATTTCGTCTGACAAACCCTGATGCTATCAATCGCATTAAGTATTATCTGCAAGAAAATGAAGAACTTCGTGTGGCACCAGATCTTGAGTTGATGGAAAAGTATTATAAAGACCTTCACTTTGTATTTGATGAATCAGAAGAACTTGATGAAGAACATGATGGGGAAAAATATACTCCTCTTCAGATTCTAAACAAGCAAGGTATTAAGGATGAGGATGTATTCATTCGTGCTCATCGTCGCAATACTGCACCACTCCATGACTTTATTCAATATAATGAAAAGTTTGATTGTTACCGAATGCACGAATACTTCCAAGACACTCCAGTAGTTCGTGGTATTATCCAGTATCTGCAAGATATGAAGGACGATAAACCTAATCCTAGTCGCACTGTCTACCATGAACAGTTCATCAACACTCTAGAAAATCTCTGCTGGTGGTGGGACTGATGAAAGAATTTCCCGATAAACTACAACTTGATATAATGTGGACGGTGGCGACCAGTTCCGCAATTGAGACTAGAGAGAAACCACATCTTATTTTTGCTAGACTTTTATATAATGACCTAACTGATAAAGACATAGGTGTAAAGTTGGGAGATAAGTGAGGACACTTGAAGAACCGGCACAAGGACACTTCAAAGTTTCCTATGATGCCCTATAATACTCTTGTACAACAACAGACCAATGACTTACAAGGCATCTCTTAAAGTTCAGTTTGATTCTGAATGGACTTCCACCAATTACAGTAGTGGTTTTGATGATACGGTGCTCCCTGAAGAGCATTATACTTTTCAGGTTCCTGCCGAAGACCTTAACATTTATCAACTGTTTCGCTTCTTTGAAACTGTTGCTCGTGCAATGGGTCACAGTGAAATCAGCATTATGAAAGGTGGTTGTGGTGTTGCATTTGCTGAGGATAAAAGTGTAGAGAATATGCGTAAGGTTGCTGATGAGTTTGAACTGACTTTGGGTGAAGACCTGAAGAAGAAGTTTGATGATATGCGAGAAGCAGAAGAAGAGTGGGCACGACTTAAAAAAGGTCCGATGGGAACTGTTCTAACTGATGGAGAAAATGAGGAAAGTCAAAGTCAAACCCAAAAGCAGCAAAGCGAAGAACCGCCTTGCTAATACAATGGAAGGTAATCCTGTTTGTATTGTAGAGCAGGATACTGGTGGTGAATTGTTTCTTGCCTCTGAAAATCGTAAATACTTTTTTTGGGTTAGCACCCGCACTGGCACTAATCGTTTCGGTGACAAATCTGACGCACATTGGGAGGTCATTTAATGAGTTTTTCTAAGACTGTTTCTGTTTTCGCTGCTCTTGCAAGTATCTTTGCTGCTGGTGCTACTGGTTGGAAACTTGCAGATTCTCAAAAAGAAGTTCCTTTGACTCCACTGGACCAAAAAGTAATGGAGTTGGAGAAAAAACTTGAACAAGCACAGCAACCACAAGTCACTCCTGAACCAGTAAATCTTCCACAACCACAACCACAACCTACTATTCAAACACCACCACAACCTGCTACACTACCTCCAGTAACACCTCCACCCCCAGTTCCCGAAAATGTCGCTCCTTGATACTCTTGAATACTTTATTGATGATACCCAGGCACATCTTTCTGATATTGAATGGGAGATCCGTGAAGAAACCAATTATGATGATGATGGACACCAAGAACGAATGGAACAATTCTGTGAAGAATATGATGACCACAAAGAACGATTAGAAGATCTTAAAACCATCAAATCTATTATTAAGGCACAAAAATGACTTACGATCAACTCTACGAGCACATTATTCATTATGTTGCTCAACCACTGGATGATAAGCGTAAAGCATGTCTAATCCTTGGTGCTGTGATGGAATTTAACCTTGATTGTCTAGATGAAGGTGTAGATCCTCGCACTATTGATATGACTGGATTTGTAAATGAAAAACTTGATGAATTGGAGGCAGTAAAATGAGCGGCGGACATTTTGGTAACTGCGGTTACGATTATTACAAGGTAGGGCAATTTGCCGATGAGTTGGAGCATGAGATTCAGTATAATGGTAAAGTAAATGAAGACGGTTACAAATACGACTTTGATCCTGATGTAATTGATTACCTGGAAACACAACTACCCAAAATGCGTAAGATGGCAGAGATCATGAGGCACATTGATTACCTGTATAGTGGTGATCATGGTGATGATAGTTTCCTATTGCGTGTGAAGGAAGTAGAAGAGAAATACAAGGACACCTGAAGAACTGGTACAGGGCATCTCCACAGGTGCCCTTTTTGCCGTATAATAACTTCAGTTCAAACAAACCGATGACCACCATCACTCAAGAGCACTGGGTCACACTCTATACCAAACTCTATGAGGCATATGAAGAGTGCAGTAAGAACTATGATGAGACTTACCGACAAATGATCGGTCAAGTTCTGGATCACATGATCTATAACAAACCTTATTTGAACATCAAATGATCAGAACAATTCTCAATCAGTTTCCAGTTAAGTATGGATCTTATTCTGCTGAAGGTAACAAGATCCGCCGAACATTCTCCAACGGTTTTAGTTACATCG